AGATGTCGCATCAGCATTAATCGAAGTTGCCATATTCTCAATAATTTTAGAGAATACATTCGTTGGCGAGTTATTATTGCGGTTAGTAAGTACGGCTGCGTTTTGTACTTGACGATAATCAGAACCAATGATAGGCGCACTACCAGTAGGTGGAATACTGGATAAACCTTCCACATTATTGTTTCTAGCTGATTGGATCATGTTCTGTGGCGTCATTCGCCATGTAGTTGCTCCTAAATAAGCATCTGTAGAGAAACCACCACCAATAACAGAATAGCTATTGACAACTGTAGGTACGACAATACCGTTAATAGAACGTTGTGATAGCTTAGTTACCGCATTTACATAGAAAACAGTATCAGGAGCAATGTGAATAGTACTACCATAACCACTATGTCCATATGCGGCATCGCAACGGTCGGTATAACCAGTAATCAGTTCTCGAGTCGCTAAGTTATCAATCGTTGTTTCTACAACCATGATAAACGTATAGCGATGTTCTTTCCAGCCGTTAGGCATTGCTACGCTTACAGAACGACCTTGATAACTTTCTACTCGATCTGACGGCATGATGAAATCATTACATGCTTCAGAGATTCGACTGGTCGGAATGCGTCCATTAAACTGATCCGTCATTTCACGAATGTTATTTTCTACCGTATTTGTCATTGCGGTACGATATGGTCGCAGATACTGATCCTGAAAACCGTTAACACGGACAAGTTTCAAAGACTCAATTCTGAAATTGATTCGTTGACCAGCATTTCCAGCAATGGAATTATAAGATGCCATATGTTTGTTCCTTTACAGTTAGATATCTTCAATCAGCTTTTGATTCGCTTCGATGAAGAGCATTAATTCAGCAATACGATTTCGGATATTAGATTGTACAATCAAACGTCCTTCTTTTGTTTGGATTTTGTTCTGGGCTAACCATGAATCGGGTAAGGTTAGTAACCAGTTGGTTCCAGAAATTTCTGTTTCAATTAAACCAATACAACCAATCGCAGACATATTGCGTTTTTCAGATTTAGTATTTCCAGCTAAATCAAATCGTTTTTCCAACATTTCCTGAATTGCTGGAGTGATGTTATCCCGATGCGAATAAGGAATGTGGATTTGGTCAAAACGTGGCTCTAACGAGATTGCCGAAATAATTGCTGCAAATTCGTAAAACTCACGATGCCAAAGAATTGCTCGAATGACCGCAATCAATCCAATAAACTCTTCCAATTCAAGAGAGTCAAATATCACGGTATTAACCGATTCATCCACTAACCATTTCAGAATAGTTAATTGCACTTCCTGTAACGGTTTAGAATAACCATCTTCATTGGATTGAATTGATAAATCAAACTTAGTACGCATTGCATCAAGTGATTCGTAATAAAGTTCAGGAGGAAGATCAGGACAAAGTGTATTGATTAATTGAGCGTGGTCATTAATTGCCATCTTCAGAAAAATCTTATCGTCTGACAATAGGTTACTACGAGCATAACCCACATCTAAAATAGATTGTGAATTACTTTCTGAAAAACTATTGTTATCCGTAATAGGATTTCGCTTAATCTGTACTTGATTAGGATCTGTAGTAGACGGCTTAGAAATTTGTTTAATCTTAGAACGATACAAATAATAGATATCTTTAATTAACTGATAGCTACCATCTGCACCAGAAATATCCCCTAATGTAACTTTCTTTAAAACAATAATGGCATACATATAGTTTTGGAAATCTTCTTCAGATAATCCAGATACAACGATATTATTAATATCTGTTTGTACCTTTGTATTTGCCATAAATTCTTTTAATCGTTGTTCAGCACGACAATCATCTAAAACTGTACCATGCAGCATTTCCATTGCATATACTTCTTTAGCATTTCTACCGTACTCTTCACGTAATCGTCTATATGTTACTTCACCCAATACTGGCGCTGCTAATCGCAGTGCAAAAGAATAAATCACCAATTCCAAATAGTCTTCGTATTCGTAGGTTGTTTCTTTCGGTACCGCAATTCTATTCTCGTCGTATCGAGTAGATGGTTTTGTGGTTACGTATACTGGAGTATTAGGATTAATAATCCACATCTTGATTTCTTCTAAAGAAATCATGTCGTATACTTTTACAAAAATCTTATTTAATTGTTGTAAAAGAAGTTCCACGTTATTAACCGTATCGATGGTGTTTCTTAATTCCTTATAATAACCAAACAGTTCACTTTGCCACGCTTGTGGTTTTGTGGTAATCCATTGGTTAAATTCGTTATAAGGTGATGCTGCGGTTTCGACATCATTACTGTCTTTTCCCTTAATGTAGTAAAGAGAGCTGAAAGTAACTGTTTCGGAACCATACTTCACATGTATCGATGCTTTGTTTCCTGACATGTCAAAATAAAGTTGTGACACGATAGTTTCCTTTTTGATTGTTAACAAACTAAAGTATAAGGATACGTCTACCCTTACAATATAATATTATATTGTTGTAATAATTTATACTAAACTCTCTAGAGGCTTGTGGGCCTCTAGAGTAGTATAGCATTAAAGATTAAGGAAGCAAAGAATCAAAATCATCAGCCGCAGAAGTATTACTACTAGACTGGCGATTACCGCCATTGTTATTACCACCAGACTGACTACCTTCTTTTTCAGAATCTTTATCAACAAATTCTTGAGTCAAGACATTTGCCAAAATCAGTTTAGCGTTATTAACAAATTGAAGCATCATGCGTTCAGAAGCTTCTTTAGGTTCGATAGGTTCATTAGAATTAATATCGTAAATAACAATATCGCGATCCAATTCAAAGTTAAACTTAACTCGGCCATGAGTATTGTTAATAGCAGAGATAAAGTAGATACCATTCTTATCGCGACCTACCAAGATCTTACCAATCTCACGACGTTCTGCTTTGTCCATGTCTTTGAATTTAACATAACCAAAGATAGAAGAAACGATTGTACGCGCTTCGCCATCAAATGGAAGTTCTGACAGCTGAACCAAACCCTGCAAGATTGCCAAGAATGAGGTAATTTGACCGTCTTTAAAGTCAAACTTAATTTGTTTTTGTCGGCGTTGCTTGTCTTCAGACAAACCAGTATATACAGTTAAGTGCAATACGTTGCCAGTAACGTAAAGGTTAAAGGAAGCTACGGTTTTCTCTTCGTTACGACCCCATAGAGACATGATGCGTGTATGGGTAATATTACGACGATACTTAGAAGCAAATTGTTGTTGTTCAGCCATTTTAAAAGTCCTATAAAAGGTTTAAAGTGAAATGTAATTGTGTTTCATTAAATAAGCAAATAGTGAATTTATTCACATGCCCGTGATGACATCTAATAATCGATGACGAATTTGATAATCTTTAATAGATCCGATGTTCATGCGTATCTTATCTGTAGTAGTAAGAGGTGTCCATCTGTTCGTTTTGGCTAATTCGATTATTGCCTGTCTTAATTTTGGTACTTTGGTACGAAATAAAGTTTTATCTCCTAAGATAGTCAATAAGTCTAATCTAAACGGCATCGGAGGAACCGCAGAATGATTTTCGTATTTAGTATACCATAGCTCTCGACCTTTAATTGCTCCTGTATGTGTTTCCAGTAGTTTTAAATTACTGAACTTCCTATAAGCGGTTAAGTCGTAAGCATAGCTTGAAATGATGAATGTTTTTCTTGTCTCTCTATCGGTAATTTGGTTATTATAGATACGAATCATGTGGTTACGATCTGACACATTGTTAATATCCATTCCTTGGTTATATCGTTTTAGAACAATCTCCAAAGTTCTAACCATTCTTTTTGTGTAGTTTTTCTGTAATTCAGTATTATCCATTCTTAACAGTACTTCGTTATTAATGGTACCTAATCCAAAATAATTAGGTAAATAATAAACGACTTCTAAACCACGACACTCATTTCGACAAACATCTCGAATCATTTCCATTTCAAATATCAATGCTTCTGCTAATTGCATATCTGAAACTAAATCATGTCGTATCCTAGGGATCGCGCCCCAAAGGTTACGGAATAATGTTTTAACATTTATCCAGATAACTTCAGTTTCTAAATAAGGAGGTATCTTGTGTTTCAGTTCATCATGGATGTTTAGTAATGATTCAAATGCTAACGAAGTACCAATAGATATTGGCACTTTACCTTTCTCTCGTTCATTAGTGAAATCCATGATTTAGTCCTTAAATAATAGTTTGTAAGTATTCTGGTATTAATTTAATAAGCTCTTTAGAATTACTACGTTCTATTGCTTTTCTTTCAATTAATTCAATAATGTTATTTTCATTAATGATTAAAGGTACATATTCATTCTCTGTAGAGAATACTTCTTTATCAGTTGCGATGACACTTTTATCAGTTACGACTTTAATAGACCAGCTGATTGATAAATATTCTGCCTTTAAAGTAACAAATGATCTGTCGGCAGTAATTGGATGTCCTTGTTCGCATTCAATTCGAACTTTACTGTTCTCCGGAAGTTTATTGACAATCCTTTTAATTTTATCTAAAGAATCATCAATACTCAATCCAGTAACGGTAATGGTCTTATAAATTGTCGCAAGTTCATTTTCAATAAACTTTGCTTTGAAACTATTATCTACATCCATTACGAAATCAATCATGCCTTTAGGTTCTTCTTCACCGTGTCTTAAACGGGAAAATGATCCAGGAGCAATGATTCTGTCAAATGTAGAATGAGTATGTACATGGCCAATAAATATCGGTCCTTTTACAATAGATAGGTAATTCTCTTCTATGTGTTTGTGATCAGCAGAAATCTCTGGCAGTTGGTATTGGAAACAACCATGCATTACAGCCATGTCTATTTTTGATAACTGTTTTTCTTCCATTATTTCCTTAACTCTCTGATAAGTGTCATCAGGAGAGGAACGAGGACGATCAGGAATAAACAAAACATGAATATCAAATTTGTCAATATACTTAATGTCGACATCTTTAACAAATATTAAATCGGCACCTATACCGGAATTCTCATTAATGTGGACAAACTTCTCCATTTGTCCTGCATCATGAAGTGGTGTACCATCCACAATGACTAACAGACAATCGTGTTGCTTATGCCACTTTAATAAATAATAAATTGACTCTTCAGTCGTGAATGTATCTGGATGGTTATTGGGCATTAACTTATCCCAGTAATCACCATCCAGAACTGTAATATCGTAGGAATAAGCGTCTTTAGAAAAAGGAAAGTAATGTCTCACTTCTTCGAATATCTTCTCCGAAGGTGTTTGAGCATGGCAAAAATGAACATCTCCAAACACTCTTCCTTTTATTGGTCTTAACATCTTAAATTCCTTATCAGTTTATCTTTAGAATACGTCTTCAGAAGAAAAGATATTACTGATATTATTTTTATTCTCACTTACCTGAGTTTCTTTTTTAGTCTCAGTACTATTTACATTTTTATCAATCACACCCATGAATCTAAAGAATTCTTTCCATTTTTCTTTATGGGCATTAATGACATCAGAATCTACACGAGATACTAACGCATCGTAATAGTTCTTACGTTCAGCATTACCGATCTCATGGTAGTTCTCTGCATACTGGTTGATCTGTTGTAGTGTATTACCTACAGTCTTATCATCAGGATCTACGGTTTCTTTCTCACTCGAAACTAAATTATATAATCCATCAGGATATAAAGAAGGTACTTGTCCGATTACTTTACCTTTATGGGTTAAATTTACAGGACGATACATGCCGCCTGCAAATTCCAACCAAGTATCCATAGAGTATTGGTCATTCTCGGAAACATAGCCGCAATGAAGTGCTAAGAAATTCTCAATATAATCATTTACATCAATACTAGATAATTCTGTATCAATCTGGTGACGAATATCTTGAATTGTCTGCATGTGTTCTTTAATGGCAATATTCATTGCCTCTTCAGTACTGGCTACATCAGTTTCAGCATTACTTTTCTCTATATCGATTAAACTAACTTCTGACATTATTATCCACCTTTATTGAATTTATCCAACGTGTATTTAAACACACCACCTTCGTACATTACTGGTTTATTCATTTCGATATATCCTTCTTTATCGTTTACTGTTACTGTTAAGAATAAACCAATCCTTGCTTCAGGCAGATCCATGAGATCTTTCTTATTACCTTGCATATCTGCTAACGATACTTCGACATTAACAGAGTTAAAATACTTGCTTAAGTAAGTAAGTAGATAAGACTCCATTGTCGAACGTAGTGATTCAACATCATTGACATTATCTGCATTGATTACTTGATATGTTTTAAACATGCGATAGTAAAGAGAAGATTGTGAACCATCTGATGTAAAGAAGTTTGCTAACAACCTGTCTAATTTAATATTGATGCCTCGATCTATCCATCCTATACCATCTAACGTAGGAACTAATTTTACGTCTGGGTCATTATTCGTAAATGCCATTTACTTAACCTCAACAATACAAAGTAAAAAAAAAGAGTAGGTAGTATTTCTACCTACTCAATTTACAATTCACATTATAAGAAATTACCATCAATACTGGTTGGATCAATAACACTATCGTAATCTTCTTCATCAGAAGAATTCGATTGAATCAGATTGTATAATGTATTCCAGTTTTGTTTGATGATGAATTTCTCATTGATCATGAGTTCAGGAAGTTCTTCAACCTCATCATTGTAATACTGAATAATGACGTCTTCAGAATCTTCATTTCCCCAATCCTCATCACCATACTGTACAGCACCTTGCATTACATTTTGGAAATATGGATCTCGCTCACCAGTTAATTCTGGATAAGTTCGTTCTAATTTCCAACCTTCCATACGTCCTGATGTAAACTCTCTCAGGAAATAAGGATTGCTACAGATGTAATGTTGATTATTCAGTGAAGCCATACGGAAATCATCAACCGTAGTCAATTTACGTACGCCTTCATCAAACATATTACCAGTACTGTCCAGGTTATTTTTAGCCAGAGTAATGGATCTCATAGCCGATGCATTAAAATTAGACATCAACTGATTTTGAAATCCAGCAGCAACATCACCATAAGTCGCTGTTAAACTAGCAATTTGACTTTGAATGAAATTTGCGGTATCTTGAGATATTGCTCCGTACATGTGGTTACGCATTGCATCACGACCACCTGTAATTAACATAGCCATAATACTTCCTTTCGACGGTTAACCCTACGCTACAAACTGAGACATGAATTTCAGTTGTTCTTCGTTAGGATCTTTTTCTTTGGTCATGGCTACCGCAATAGACATGGTTGTGGGTTTCGGTAATGAAGTTACACCATCAGCCATATAAGGCTCGATCAAATTGTTTACTGAATACTTAGGCTCGAATGGTTGTAGAGCACGTGCCGTAATATTATCCAATAACAATAAGAAATTCTCTGTGTCACCATCGAAATCACCATTATACAAAGGTGCAATAGGACCAGATGTAGATGCAGACATATCTCTAGGATCTGTTTTGATTCGTGTAACTCTTAACAGAACGATAGAACCATGTTTCAATGTTGGGTTACGGTTAAGTAGGATTGGAATACCTTTTTCACCACAAGGTGCTCTAGACTCATCAATAAGTTCCGTCATGATTTTGTGAATTTCTTCATTATAAACCATTTGGTACTTAGTCATGATTGCCATTACTTTATTCGAAGAATATCCTTTCTTATAAAGCTTAGATCGGATATGTGGTCCAAGTAATGACATTGCACCTACCCATGGCAACCATACTTCATCAAAACGATGTGGTTCTATAATTGCTGTTACCACAAATCGAGCAGAAAAGTGAGATCGTGTGGCGTCAATATGTTTACGGAATAAACCATACTTCTTACTTAAGTAATTAGGGTCAATTTCTTTACCGTAATATTCAGCCATTTCTGATAAGAATTTCGAAGTTCTTGACTGCTTTGTTTTTGCTGACGTTTTGCTTCTTAAATTCTCATCATTGTCAATACCCACCATTCTTCGTACTGCTTTTAATAGTTTAGGTGTTGATGCATCTACCCATTGCTTACCATTAGACTTTTCAATGATTGTCAGTGCCCGATTAGGTATCTGTACATACTGCACCCACACATCTTTACGATTCTCCATGATTAAGCGATAAAGCTCTGGGCCTCGTTCTAATGCCCGTGTATTGAATTCTGGATTCAGTAGTAAGAATTCCATGTAGCGATCAAAGTTATCGTAGAAGAACTGATAACTTCTTACATTTAAACCATGTTCATCTAATTTCTGTAATGCCTTTCTAATAGGTGCTGACATCTTTGTTAGTTTTGGCTTATAATCAGGATCAGTAAGCCATTGTAACAAATTAAACTTAAAAGATGAACGCTGTAAATAAGTTTGTAACTGATACCAGATTTTAATATTCATTAAAGCAGGAACACCTTCTGGTGCTCTTACCCAAATCTTATCATCTAGATTATTGGTCACAATCTCTTCTACAACTGTATCGCATTTCTTACATCGCACACCTTTATACATTTTCATGGATAATGCACCACAAGAACATCGTGGTACGTTATCAAAAACCTCACCTACTTCCAACATCAATAAGCTATTGATTGTTGCTTTGTCTTTCTGGGAGCGATTTGGTAAATCATTAACAATAATCTTAGCACAAGTTGTATTGTTATAAATCTCATCGCTATTCACGTATTGTAAGTAAGTTCCCATTTATAAACATTCCTCATGTAGTTAGTTCGTTCAAAAATAGATCATCAAAAAATATTTGACTTCTAAAAAATAAATTTAGATGAACATAATACAAAACCCCTGACTCTAGTTAAAGAGTCAGGGATTAGTATTACCGAACTACATTAGGATTAGTAGTGAGGGCGATGTTGACTGAAGTTAAACGCACCCATACCACTGGTACCAGTAGTTGTACGACCATAGCTCAAGTGACCATCGATATTGCTGACCAATGCATTGTTAATGTGGGTAGCAAATTGTACTTGGTTAACTGGAGTAACAGTATTGCTGTTAATCAGGACCAGACCAGCAATACGCATTGAATTTACCAGAGCACGTACAAAACGAGAATCAAAGTCAACACGTACACCGTAGCCAGTGACTTTAGCAGAAGGTGCTTGACGTTTGATAATGTCTTGTTGGATACCCAAACGTTGCAGAGTGTTCAAAGATGGATCTACAGAAGCGTAGTTCCAGTCAGCGATGATCGCCATGTTTTCTACAGAACCGTTGATTTGGTTCAGCAACAGACGACGGTCGAAGTCTTGAACAGAACGGATGGTTTTCAGGGTGTCATTGTAGTAAGAACCTACCAAAGTTTGACGATCGCGCAATGTAGTTACCACACGACCATCACCACCCAGTTTTTGGTATTCTGCAGTAAATACACCATTGGTCAACAAAGTAGCCAAATCAATCAGGAAGCCGTTGAAGGAACCTGGTTTCACAGCATCTTCGTAAGACTCGATGGCTGCTTGCAGAATGGCGTCGTATTTCCATTCGCCAGCAGAACCCAAACCAACTTCCAGAGAGAATACTACATCTGGACGGAAGTAAGTGTTCAATACGTTGATCCATGCAGCATCATTGAACTCAGGGCTGTCAACAGGGATTGGTTCAAATTTAGGCAGACGCAGTATTTGAGAAATGTCGTAACCCAAACCAGCTACTGAATGCAAGCTGTTAGGCGCTTGTTGTTTTGGATTCAGCGCGGTCATTACCCACCAGTAGTTGTCCCAAGAAGCAACCACACCAGCTACCAGACCGAACAGGATGTTACCCATGGTTTGGTATTCGGCAGGGTTAATGGATGTAAATACCACGTTGGTTACGTAAGTACGAGTTGCTTCTGCTGGAGCTTGTTGACCAGTTACTGAACCAGCTTGACCATAAGCAAAGCCTGTGGAAGACCATGGACACATGTTGCTTACATTCGCATTCGCATTAGGAGATACCGGCAGGATGTCGATATAACCAGTCACGCTAGATACTTCACGAGCAACACCGCCATCACCCAAGAAAGAAGTAGAGGCATTGTTGTTTTCTACACGACCAGTTACGGTGTGGATGAAGTCAGCACGGATAGGTTGGTTTGCTTCATCAAATACTGGAGCAGTATTCAGTTTGCGTTCGCAATACAGAACCTCGGATGGATCATGGTCTGCAAAGTTCATGTCGCTCAGTTTGCGATCACGACGATTTTTCTCGTAGCTTGCACCAGTAACACAAGCCATCAAGTAGTTGATCAGAGAACGCAATACTACGCTTTGGTCTTTCAAGTTCACTTCGTCTACGAACAAAGTAGAACCACCGCAGTATACGGTATCTTCTTTGTATTTGTCTTTTACGACAGCAACGAACAGGTTGATCAATTCAGGCGCATTGAACATTTGGCTAGGCAGAATGTCGATGCTGAATTTACGACCACCCAAGTCAACTTGTTGTTCACGCAGAGTGTCTGTAGATTTACAGATCGCTACGGCATAAACACCACGCAGGTTTTTAGATTTTTCAGAATCGTTTTCATCGCGAACAGTAATCAACATTACGTCCAGTGGGAGCAAACGATGATTTTTACGGTCGAGTGGAATAATACCAATGTCGATACCGTTTACAGTAAAGCGAGATTCGATCACTTCTTTAAGTGTTTTCTCGAAGCTCATCAGGTCATTGTTGATGACGTTGAAACCAGCAAAACCACCGTTACCAGTGAAAGTGAATGGACGAGCATTGCCCAAGTTTTTGTTATCGATTTCGATACCCATAATTAATTTCCTTTAAAAGAAGGGTTTTACAATTAACGTTAATTGTAATAAGTCGTAAAGTAACGTTGATTAAATTACTTTTCGTTCCCTATTACACATTAATAATATAGAGTTAAATATTTTTTAAAACAATAAAACGCTATACTAAAATGTTCGGTTATTTGAAATGAGATAATATATCTCCCTATACTGACCCAGTTAGAGTCAGTAGTTTAATCTATCATATATAAGGTAGTGATACAGAAATTTATTCATAACGATATTTTAAACCGTTATACGTAAATCTTCATATGACCGTCTATTACTTAAAAATTTTATTATATTAAAAAGAGTTCAGCTAATGTTTAATATTGTTGGTATCACGAACCGGATACGTAAAGAAGAAACCTGGCATCTTAAATTTGCAAACAGGGTTATCGATAACAGATTAAAACGAGCCATTAACTGGTATCGTAACAATTATTATTACGTAGCTGGTCAACACATTTTATATCGTGTTTTACATCACTTGGATATTGGGGAAAACATCCCTGACGAATATATAGAACAGTATGTTAATAATACTGTTTTTATTAAAGCGAATGCTTTAGGTTTTACTTCTTATCGTAGTGTAGGTCGTTTACACTATGGTAACTTTTATGGCCCTAATACTACAGAAGTTATTTCTATAGTAGAAAATAGATGGGATTGGGAATATGTTAAAAAAGAATGGCAAGAATTAAGTCCTGTTATTGTTTTACGACATGATCAAACCCATATCTCTTACAACTTAATGACAATTAAAAACTATGTTGATAAACCTGGTTTTGCAATTATTCAAATTGACATCAATCTATTAGTGATGCAATACCTAGCATGGCGTATTCATCATAAACGCATTAAGGTTGTTAATCCTGAACATAAAGTTCCAGCTATTGGTTATTTCTTAGGCATGGTTGTTTTGCCTAACATGTTACCATCTCATTTGAATCAAGTTATTATCAATAAGAACTGTATGCTGACTGACGATAGTATTTCTCCGACTATTGATTATGTTGGGACTTCTTTTTATGTCAATACTTCTTCTACAGAACTTGATCAAGATATTAAAGAAATCTTCTCTAGAGCGAGAGGTGGTAATTTTAATATTGCCAAGATATGCCAAAACATACATGGTATCGGTGATGTTCGAGCCATTACCTTCATGGATAATCCACCTATTTTGTTAAATAGGCAGAATAAATGGGTTTATGTACTGGCAATGTCTCGTTTCTTAAGACATTGTTTAAATACTCCAGCACAACCATACATGTATGTCAATAAAGGCTATGTTAATAGGTTGAAATACGAACTGCTAAGTTTAAAAGGTGGTAAAGTATTTGATGATTATCGGATCTCTGACTTAAAACCTTTATACGAAAAAGAAGTAGATTGGCTATTTAATTTGTAAAAAAATAATACTCCTCTACCCTTATTTGGGTAGAGGAGTATGTATTACTTATTGTTGTTCTTGACTGAACAAACCTTCTGATTTCATACGGTAACCTTCCAGTTCCCATACTTTCTCAATGGCATCATCAAAAGCAACTTGGCGACCGATCTCTTCGTCAAATTTACGAGGGTCGATACATGCGGAATCACCAACTACCACGAAACCATTTTTCAAAGTAATTGCACAAACAGTCACAGTTGAATCAGGAATACGATGGTAGTATTCTTTCACAACAAGAGCTTTCAAATCATCCTTAGTCAAAAATACGATATCTGACATTTTTATTTCCTTTTATTTAGATTAAGGGTTATAAAACATACATTAATAGTAATCAGAAATCAGTTTACTATTAAACTTATCAAAGAAGAAAAATCCTACTGCTTCTAAAGCAATGTAGTAAGGTGCACACAAATTAATTACGATGTCTCGCTTAGCTACTTTTGGAATAATTTCTTTTGGGATAGGTTGAGAAGTAAATACTGCATAAGGTACGTTAATCGTACTTAAATGATCTTTATTTCTCTTTTTAAGATTCTCACGTATATCATTTGCTAATTCCTGATTTTCGAAAGAATCTAACCATTGAGCCATTTCTGTTTTGTTATTAATGTCTAACTTAACGTTAAATGACGAATAGGGTGGAGGATCGGTCATGCCGTAGTGTTTACCAAAAGTTTCATTCCAGAATATATAATTGGCAAAAGGAGATTGATCTTCTTCTTTCTTATACGATTCTTTTTCTTTAATTTGGGTAGATCGATAATAGATCGGTTCGCCTTGTTCTAAAGAATGAATGATTTTCCTTTCAGCATCAGCTACTTCTTTTAAAACATCCAGCACTTTAATCTTTTCATCGCTATGGAAATTATATAGTTTTTCCATAATTCTTTCAGCATGTTTAATGATGTCCTGAGGACTATTTGAATTCCTCATGTGCACACCCTTTTTCTCAATATCTAATTCAGAATAAACATTGCCTTCTTGAATCGCGATTGTCGCAATATAGTGCTTAGTACGATTTAGGTTAACGAAGATAACAAAGTTAAATTCGTTTTTCATTGCAATACCCCAAATATACTTTTCAGGTACGCCTAAGTTTGCTGACATTGTAGCCAACAGATGTTTTAAAGTTAATGAAGACAACATTACCATGGCTGAATAAACACCTGTAGATAATTGCTTGTCTTTATAACCTCTAGATTTATTCGTATACCATTTTGTCCAGGCTTCTGTTGTAAAGATAGATGAGTCAGTATCTGACATCAATACTACTTTACGTAAAATAGCAGGAAGCATTGCTAATGAAGATGGTAAATGACGAGATCTTAAGAATGTCTGAATGTAGTCTTTATACTCTTGGAAAACATGATAAGTATTGATGACTTGAGAAGCCATGGTAATAACCGTATCTGTCTTAACATATTCAGATTCTCGCTCACCAATAACTTTATCAGAATGGACTTGAATGGCATGAATCTTAATTTCATCTAAAGCACTGTTAAAAATACGGCCAGCCTCTTCAAGATCTAATCCAGGAATCGGATCTACTTTTTCTGAAAGTTTTCCAATAAAAGAATACATGAATTCTTCATTAAATCGTTTCATTGCATGTAAGTCGTAAATATAAGCAATACAAGCTCTTTCTTCACGAGTACATTTAGTAATAAACTCTCTAATGATTTGTTCTTTCTCTGGCCATCTCCAATAGTTACGTGTACTTTCTAAGATGTACTCGAATAACTCTTCTGAATTAGGGACATAAAGATTATATTGATCTACAACTGCTTTTACTTGTTCCAAATCAATATTGGTCGTTAGTGCTACTAAGTTATTGATCGTAACATCTGCCGAATGATAATGTCGATTACCACCCAACAGTTTTTCATTATTTGCATTAGCATATCCAGAAGTCATCCTACAGTTAGATGTCAATACAGGATGCATCGAGATACAATAGATAGGTGTTGATGGTAATGATGAGGCACCAGAAATGGAGTTAATAGAACGCTTAATGTTATTCTGGCCATTATTAGCAAATGCTTCACCTACTGAGTTACCCATTTGCTTCATTTGAAACTGACGTTTCTTTAAAGCTTTACGTTTAGGAAATGCTTCTTCTACGTATTGGGAAATGTAAGACATCTTACGTTTGTGAGGCATAAACGTTGTAAACGTAGCTGCCATGATGTCTTCACTAACAAATGTTTCTTTTAAGTACTGTAATAAAGTACTGTCTACATCTTCGTACCGATCGCCATTTTCATCTTTACGAACACAATGTATCTTAGGATTCTTAATCGGAAATAAACCATCTGGTTTAATATTTTCCGCTACAAAACTTCTAGCATCTTCGTAAGGAATCTCTTCCATAACCGATAGAAATTTTGCTTGTTGTTCAACATAATCGACTACCGGATTTAACTTCCTGGTGTATTCATTAGCATTTAATACGAATACATTTTCTTTAAGATCGTATTGATTTACATTAATTCCAGATATATCGTTAGGGTTCTTAGAACGTATGTTGTCCATTTGGGTCGTTCCTATATTTGTATTTTCAAAAAATAGGCAGGACATAGATAATTTTACACTCTACCCCATTAAGGAGTAGAGTGTATGTTTAGTCCGTTAGGCGTCAGACGGTCCACCCGACTGAAGACCCCTTCAGGCTTCAGCACCTTCAGGTTTGGCGTCTTTAGGTTTAACGGGTTTACCAGATGGTGTGCGTTCAGGAGTATTTGCGCGTTCACCTTCATTACCAGGGCCAGTAGGAGTAGCTACTGGAGGTACGAAACGACCAGCGTTATCATCTACTGCACCATCATCAATACGACGATGTTCTTCTTTACCTTCTTTAGCTACAGGGTCAGCAGGTTTACCAGCAAGCATAGCAAGCTTAACGTTAACCACTGCAGTAGCATCATCTTCTACATGAGGTAAAGTTTTTTCGTTGAATACACGTTTGGCATTACGAATCAATGTAGAATCATCTTCAGAGATTTCACCTTTAAGCCAGTAAACAATCTCGCCACCTTCATAAGCTTTTTTAGGTTGTTCTTTAACCTCTTGGCTTACTTCTTTATCATCAGACATTTGTTTATCCTTTTGATCAAAATAAAATAATTTAAGATCTTAAATCTCATACAAAAACATATAAACTTACTCCCCTCGCCCCTAATCTGAGGAGCGAGGGTTTCGGTTGGGTTTGTAGGAACTGACATTTTTACTATCTAGTCTTACTGGATCTTTTTCAGGCGTGTTCAGGATATCCAATACAATTTATTAATAGCCATTCTGGCACCCCTATAGAAATAACTTCTAGTTCGTCGCTAGAACATTATTCATGTCGCATCAAAATGAAAAAAAAGATGACTACAAGGGAATGTACTGATTTAGATTATTCCTCGATAAACAGTAGTGAAGGAAGTTGTCAATTAATCCAAATCAATAAGACTAAAGTATCTTGTTCATATATAGAGTGATATTGAGATATTTTAACTTTCTGTTAAGACTAAGTTAAAATTATTATAACCTTGTACTGCTAAAGCTCTACGGATAATCTCAATATCTTCGATAGACACACCATCGATTGTTGCGATGATTCGATCCGCTCTGGTTTCTTGTAAGGTTTCTAAATTGATCCAGTCCATCGAGTAAATGGTTTCTAGACCAGATGAGTTTACAAGTTTAACATAGATCATTGTCATCGGATCATTATTGTATCCGACTGGTAAGTGTGGTCTCATTTGTTCATGATAGGCAAAGATGTCCACACCATTAGATATTGCATTTTGAGCATTGAGTACTGCTAAACATTTTGCATTTGCGATTCGAGTACCTAATACCTCAGGAGCATAAGTATCGAAGGAATAGATTTTACCAATCTGTAATTGTTTAGTGACTGCCATTTTAAATAGGACTCCAGGGATTTGTCTTAAATAGAATAATTGAATCTTTAGTATAGCCACCGATATGGTAACAATTCACTTTTAAAATACCATCCTGTTGAATGACAGGTTCAGGTAGGTAAAGTTTATTACTAACCGTTAGAGAAATGACTGACCGATATAATTCAAAAGCAAGATGAGTTAATCTTTTTTCTATCTCAGGGGTGGCTTGTATCTCAGGATATAGATTCAAAATAGAGAACTCATTATAAAAGTCCAGAACATTTTGATTTTGAAAGAGATGATCTTTCTTTCTAAATACATTATCGATTTCCATGATGTATAATCTAAATTGATTCTCAGTAAATCGAAAAGTATTTCTCATCAGTATCATAATTTTCTGGACATAATCCCCGTCAGTAATGTAGTATTTTTCAAATAAGTTACAATAATGAATCTTTAAGTTGTACTGAGGATCATCTGAAAAAGCAGTCATCACCATGGTTATTTATCCAAGTTCAAATTTTCTTTGCTAAATAAAATATAGTTATTCTGCGTAGAAAGATATTCGCCTTTATCAAAAATAAAACGATAATAAACCAGAATGACTTGATAGAGCGTATCGTAAATTTGAATACCCATTGGAGTATTCTGGTAGTGTTCGATATTCTCTACAAATGTATCGGTTAATAAAATGGTTTCCGTATTTGCTTTTGCATCCATATCGATATTTCGATAAGGGCGGTTTCTAGAGATGAAGTCTACCATCTGATTAATGTTAATGTGGTGACCAGTCATCTTGTAAATTAAATCAATAGCGATATTTAGCTGACTCGGAATGTTTACGCTAAAAACGCATTTTTTACCTAGGGACATATGTGTCTACTCCAATTATATTTATGGATCTTAAACAATAAACAGAAGCTAATGGTATAAAGCTAATGTCTTCTTGTACTTGAATATAAACACATTCTTTATTTGTTATTCTTAATTCTTCTATTACTTCATTAACTAATACAGCTAAATATTTTAGAATATTATCAGCAACATCTATACTCAATCCGATATTTGTAACGGTTTCTACGTATTTAGTATATTTGTCTGAATTTCCTTCAGGATCAACCACTTCGTCATAAAGCTCGTTTAAAGTAAGCAAAAAAAAGTGGTGTATGCTTTCATAACCACATTGACGAAGATCCCAAGAGGATAGCTTCCTATTAAGAAGCTCCTCTTGGAAATAGTTGTAAATATCAACTAGGTTGATATCCCCTAAATAAGCTGTAGAGTACCTTTTCTCTGGAATTTTTAAAATAGGCACCATACTTAGTACTACTTTCTAAAATTAATTTATCAGTTTACACCAAATTTGTCTTTGCTTTTTATCCACCATTTCACACACCAAATATTCAACATATTTTGGTGATGTATCACAAAGAAATTCTAATGGATTCATGTTTTCAAAGGTATTTTTATATTCTTTGGCATTTTCAGATCCAATCTTATCTTGAATATAATCTTGGATCATTTCCCACTCAATGATTCGATAATCACCGAGACTTTCTAAATAAACAAATCCTTCTTTATACACGAATGCATAGATTTCGTTTAGAGACAAACCTGAACTTCTAACGATATTCTCAATAATACGAATAATGTTATACATCAGAATAACCAATGGATTTTTATCCACTTCCTCGTCAGGAATATCGTCTTTAAGAATATAACCAATATGTTCCGGAAATACTAAGCTTAAAACATATAAAGCTAAATCTCTCCTGGCCATTATCAATCTACCGCAAAAGCGTAATGGAAGATCCATTTTTAATGAGTGATCAAAAATGTCTTTGAATATTGTTAGTGTCTCTGCATGGCAAATTCTAGAAAATGTAACATTTCCAAAAGGAGAATAAACTTTATTGCCATAACTGTCGTAAACTTGATGATGTCGAAAATAATTAAATGACTTAATAGTTCCTTTATATTCTTGTTGAAATTTTACACCGTCGATATTAACTAAGGTGTATGTCTCTCCTTTCGTAATAAGTTCTCTATAAGTTTCTTTATGGTAAAAACCAAAATCTTCGCTCTCTAATATTGGTTTATTATATACACCAATATTAACTAATTGAAGTTCTATATCTTCAAGAATTTCGCGAACATTTAATTGAATAATTGACTTGTTTTCCATAGTGTGCCTAGTGAATAAATGTAATTGTTAAATAAAATGGATCGATGACAAAAGACATTGGTAATTTGATACCAATATCATTTTGATTTCTGTTCTCGATAAATCTGCATAATTCAATGTCTTCTTGATATGCTTTATTCAAAGCACCTAATGTCTTAGAAAAGAAATTCTCAACATGTCCGCTTTTTATTGCGGAAACCAACATTTCTATTTCCTTACCTGTACTGTAATCTTGTTTTAGGTTTTTATCGAATTGCAATAATAAATTAACCGTATCTAGGATTTGATATTGTTTATTATTAATAACAAAACAACCTAATCTTTCTAGCCAATAGTTAACAATAATATTAATACCAGCGTACCAAGACCATGTATCTTTCATGAAGCCAGCGCGATTAAATTCTTCGGCATAGACTTTATCGATTCCTAAATTCACTAACCAGTTAAAACTAGATAGTGTGAACTTATGGTTTACAATGTATTCACCCAATGCTTCTTGAACAGTTTTGTCCATAGAAGATCCAATAGGATTTTCTATTAATTGATGTCCGTACATAAAAACATCTTTTATTGCTTTTTCTATATCAGGGATAAAGAATGTTTGTTGCATAACAAATTCCTATACAATTAGAATATCGATCATAAATGCTCAAAGTCTGTAAAAATAAGCTTATACGGACTTTCTGTTGTTATTAAGGGTAACTATCATCTTAAGATAGTTTTTCAATATAGAGCGAATACAGAGCAAAATAGAATAATATTTTTACATTACTTACTCTCTTCTCACTATAATAATATATTCGTATAACTAATTAGATTATTCGTATGAAAATTATAGCATAATTTATCTATATTTATATATTCGAAAGGATAGACTTATGTCAACTGTAAACATGTGTCTAGCTGAAATACATCAAGTAATTCCTGAAGAGATTATTGAGGAAACTTTTGTTACGCCATATCGCCAAGATTACTACAAACCTGTAAGTGCAGATGCACGTATCATTACTGAGATTTTTGAAAAACGAGTTATTCCTGATCTCTCTTTAGAATACGCTCATCAAGTTACTATTCCTTTAGAGGCTTT